CCATGATAATAAACCGTATCAGTATCAAAGCCCTGCTCCTTAGCCCTCTGCATCCGAGCCTCAAGCGACATATCAAGCCCTTTAGCAACAGCCCTGCTCCACTCAGTAGCCTCAACGATATCTGATCCCTCATAGCCCTCAGCTTGCGCCTGAGTTAAAGCATCGCCACTGACTTCGCTAGTTAATTGCTCAATGATAGATGAGTTATCCATTGAATAAATATCAAGCCCAGCCTCATCCATGATATCGGCAAGCCTATCAAGATCGTATCTGCGGTCCATGAGCTCTTGGTTTTCAGAGCCCAATGAATAAACTGCCTGGCCAGAAAGCTCTTTATCAATAACATCAAGGACAGCTTGCTCGCTTCTTTCGTCAATATATCCGGCCTCAACCATCTTCTCAGCCATATCATCTAAAGACAATCCTTGCTCGCTGGCAAATCTCTTAGCCCTGCCACGCTTACCAACATCAGCATCGCGCGATGATAGCTCGCCACCCTCATCAAAAATGCCGCCTTGCTCTGCAATAAAGTCAGCAGCTGAAGCACCAAAGATATCTGAATCCTGAGGACCATCGCCAGTCCGTATCATATCGATCATGGTTGACAGCTCATCATTAGCAGCTAGCTTCTTTTGCAACTCAGGAGCCATCTCCTTTCGTATTGTCGCACCATAACGATCAAGAAATTCCTGTTCATTCTTAAGCTGGCCACCGCTTCGCTTAATTATTTGCTTAGCCATGGCGGAAAAATTAACAGCCTGGGCCTCAGCTTGCGATCTATCTACTCCAGCACCGACCAACTGCCCAAGCACTGAATTATAAACTGCACTTTCTCCAGCTCTTTCATTTTGAGAAAGCTCGGACATTCGAGAAACTTCATCTTGAAATTCTTGTGATTCCATCTCATATAGCGATGCAGAATCATGGTTTAATGTCATGTGGGCCTGCAAATGATCAGCAAGGCCAAGCTCTTGCAGATCGGCAATATCAGCAACCGGCAGCGATATCTTTGATTCACCCGACTCCCTAGCCTCATCGATCTGCCTTACAATTTCTTGGACAACTGGAGAAGCAGCAGCAGCCTCATCAACCATGTCAGACTGAAGAAGCTTATCCGCCTGATCTTTATCGATGAAAACATTCTCAGTACCGGTATTATCACCAAGCTTTTGCAAAAACTCTTTAAGTACTTGTTTTCTCTCAGGATTATTCATTTTTGATTCAGACGTTCCCTTAAGAATACTAGCCAATTTTTCTTGATCATTTAGGGAGTTGAATTTTTTATCTTGAGCTTTTTGGTATTGCTTATTTTTTACCCCAGCTGCAGTCAAAACAATACTTCTTACCAGTGCTCCTGTTCCTGCAGCAGCAGGAGCTTCATCAATAATTCCATCAAATATCTCGGCTTCAGGATCATAGGCGGAGTAAGCAATCATATTATGTGCAACGCCTTCCATTGCTTCCTCAGCAGCCTCAATACCGCCAGCCAAAGCAACATCAGTTAAGTTTTTAAATACCTTGTTTTTTATCGCAGGAGGAACCCTGTTAAGCAATAAATCTAAGCCAAGCTTTTCAAGTGCTGCAGTAACCGCACCGCCAGCCAGCATTGCCGCATCAGTAGTGAATGACTCACCTTCAACACCTTGCTCCTCTTGCCTCTCTCCTTGTTGGTCGACACCCATGCCGAACATAAGAGGAACAGTAGATTGAGGAGCGCTCATCATTGTTGTTATCTGCCCAGCGACTTGCCCTGCACCTTGGAAAATATCTGTTACTAAGTTTCTTCTTTCCTGAGGAACACCAACCTCACCGGATAAATGCTTTAAAGCATAGCCAGATTCCTTGAGAAGCCACTCAGGATGCACATACTTTAAAAAATCAGGTATAGGCGATTTAAGAAAATTCATAACAGGCTCAGGAGTTATAGGATCAATAAGCCTTTCAGTTGCCCTTGTTGCAACATCAATAGTCCGGCCTAAACCACTAAGCCCCATTCCTGTTCCTTGAAGAGCACCTTCAACCGGAGCTCTAGCCAATGTGTCTCCAGTCTTTTGAAATGCATCCTCAATGATAGACATATTCTCAATATCATCATGAGATCTTGCAGCATTTTTAGGATCCATCATAAATTGTCTGATCGTAGCGTGATCAGGAGAATCCGAAATCTCTCTTATTTTGCGTTTTTCTTCGTTAGCCTTCTGCTCATTTAAGTTTTCAGCAGCAATATTAACCGGCATCCCAGTTTTTTTAGCTATCTCATTAGCCTCGGTATATTGAACGGGATTTTTATCAGCGCTTTGATCAATGGATGAATTTAACCTTCCTTGCTTGGCTTCATCAAATTTAAGCCAAAAATCATTTTTTTTAACACCTTCCACTATTTTGCCTCTTCAATCAGTATTTCTTGCATGATAGAAAGCTCGGAATCTGTAGGATCGCGGCCAAAACGATTCTTGAATTCATTAACTTTAGAATTAAGATTCTCGGAAATATCAAAGCCAAAAACGTCACCCCTAAATGGAACCCAATCACCATCATAATGTTGAGTAATTAAGCTTTTAATTATTTGATCTTGCTCATTAGCATCAGGCTCGCGCTTATTCTTTTGCTGAAATATTCTATACTCATGCTCCATTGCATTTTGCATTCTCCCTTTTTGGGAGTCGCTAAGATTCATAGCCTCAATTTGCGCGTTCAGCCTTTGAGTCCTGGAAGCCCAAGCCTCGACGCGATAAGGATCGCGAAGCTCTTTATCTAAGGATTTATAGTCTCCTGCAGTGAATAAGTCTGCATTTTTACGAAGATAATCATGCGCCTCTTCCGTATCGCCACTAGCGATCATATCAGAAACTTTATTCCATGAAGATGGGTTGAATTTCCTAGAGGAAGTGGAAGAGCCTAGGCTTTTTCTCTGCCCAGGAGTCATCGACTCCCATAAATCAGGATTTGTGACCTGCCAAGAAGCAACAGAAACCGGATTATCAATATCATTGATTTCTAAATCGGCCTGATTGTAGGCTTCAGCTGAAGCTTCGCTTTTAGCTCTTTGGGCCTGATTAAAATTATAAACAACTTGACTCTTAATGAGCTCACGTTGGCTAGGATCTTGAGTAGAGTTTGTAACCTTTTCCAGCTGCTCAGCGCGAGATCCACCGGCTGATGATATCTCGTCGGCCTTTTTTATAGCCCATTGAGCATCAACCCGTTTCTTAACCTTAAGTTTTAAATCATCATAAGCCGAAGGAGCAATCTGATCCTTTTTTATTTCAAGGTAATCATCTGCCATGTTTGGTGCATCAGAAAGGATATTATCAATCGCATTCGCATGCATCTTGGTAGTCGCTTCTAATTTTTTAAGCTTTGTTTCTTCCGGGCCCCATCCATTCCTTGCGGCCATTTTATCTAATTCGGCATTAATGCTATTTACATAAATTGAATTATCTAGCCACCTAAGAGATCCATCTTCCTCATCCTGAAAAAGCTTTGCTTCACTCTCAGAATTATGCCAACTTAAATTTTCTTTGGCAGCATGCTTAGACATACTGATATTTTCGCGATCAATATATTCTTGAGCTGCAGCATTAAAGGCATTTTGTTGCCTGCCGTTTTTTAAAGATGAGGAATATTGTTTTTTAATATCACTCAACTCTTGATTCATTGGCTCATAGGAATCATGGGCATCAAGGCCCTTCCTTTTATAATATGCATCATCATCAAGATAGGTCCTAGCGTTTAAGTCTCGCCTAAAGTTGGTAAGGTTAGACTTTATAGCCGCCTCATCATCGCGCATCTGTTTTTGCTGAATCGCCTTGCCTACATTAACGCCAGCCTCAGTGATCTTATTAATTGATTGCTGGGCATCGTTAAAGTATCTATCCTGATCCCTTCCTCCCTGAAGGTTTAATCCTTGCTGAGAAACGCTTGGTAATCCTGCCCCTTGTACTTTTGGCATAATAAAAACCTATTATCTTGAGCTGGCCGCATTAGACCAAGTGCTATAAACCTGAGATCCACCGCCAAGCAATGAAGCTTGCCTTTGAGCTGGCCTTATTTTCTTGATCATATTTGCTTGAGCCATGTCTTGCTCAGCAGCATTTTCATACCTATCAGCCTCACGCTTGAAGTTTTCTCTGATAAGAAGCGCATCGATATCGCCTATCATGTCAGTATCAGCTTGAACCCTTGCTGCAGATCCGGTATCAACATCAATGCCGGATGATCCATACGTTGCTCGCTGAGTACTTTTCTTGGCAGAAGTTTCTTTTCGCTTTAAGCTTTCTGCAGTTTGGCCTCTTGATATAGAATCTTTGGCCATTGCCCTATTGATAGCAGCATTATTTTTTAGAGTCTTTTCATCATAGCGACTTTTAGCATCGCCCATACTGGTAGATAATACAGAGCCAACGCCCTGGAATATCATTTGAATAATTGCGCCCCACATTATGTTTGCACCTCAGGTATAGAAGCTAAAATAGTAGCAGGAAGAGGCTTGTCTTGTCGAATAAATACATCCCCATAATCGCTCCAATCAGGATTAACCTGAATGAATTGCTGGCCAGTTAAGGTAGGAATGTTGCTATATCCCATTGTGACATCACGCTCTTTTGTTTCATAAAGCTTATCGGGCCTAGATCCAACCTTAAGCCCCCTAGTATTCAACACGCGAAGAACAACACGATTGATCGTTTTCTTTTTCGACTGAATTTGAGACTGACTAAAATTCAATGGCAAAGTTTGAGCATCAGCAACAAACGACAAGCCGACATGAGCAATCTCAACAGGCTCAGGAAGAACCACCCTGCCGCCAGATACCAATAAATCAGTATAAACATTGCCATCACCCAAGGCCACAACACTCTCACCCTCAAGATGACCTAAGCCATATATTGTATCAGTTGACGCGCCTGAGTAAGTAACACCACCATCAACGCAAAAAGCATCCTTTATATCATCAAATCCGCGCTCATGAAGCCTTTCAACATAGCGAACATCCTCACCGCCAACATTGCGCTTAATAACAGCATAAACGGCATCCTCATCGCCTTCAGAAATGCTGGCAACTGATTCAAACTCACCTTGAGTATCATGCCTACACCACCCATAAACTTGCTGCTCACGGAGATAGCTTAGGCTAAGTAGAGCGCCATCACTACGAACAAGCCAAAGAACACTATAAGGCTCCTCACTAAAACACCAATCAACAATTGAATAACCTTTCAGCAAGTGCTCACTAAAAACTGACAGATCATTACCGGTATAAGAATCAGAATCAAATACATAATTCAAATCACGAACTCTTGCACCTTTTTCTTGAACAAATAAAACCGTATCACCAACAACAATCGGATCAAGCTCGCTGCACCCACGCGTTCCTTGCCGCCTAGCATCGATACTTGTCGGAGTTAATATGCCATTGAAAGGCCCAGAAACTTTCCATATTGATCCTGATGTAAAAACAAGAAGATTTTCAAGCGATATCAAGTGCCTGATTTCATTGACCTTTTTTGCCGCTAAAGTGAATTCAAGAGAATCATCATCTTGCGCTGGCCTGGAAAAATCAAAGTTTTCAAAGTTTCCAGTTTTTGATCCCCATACATTCTGAACCTCATTATTAGTACGCCCAAACATAAGGCGCTGATCATGGTATTCAGTGCAAGAAGGATAGTTGTCGGCTGAATCAAAAATAATATTCTGATTGGGAGGAGCGATATCAAGCTGACCTAAAAAATTATAGTCTTGAAACTCAAGATCGTTCGCCTCACCAAGAAGGCCAAATATGCCACTGTTCAAAAAGTTTTCTTTATAAACCCTGTAGAATTCAGCACCAGGCACTGCAGCCCAAGTTATCTTGTTACCATAAGTTATTGACAGTGAGTTAAAGCCACCGCCATCCGATCCTATAGGTGAAGCAATAGACTCATCGCCATTCTCGTCAACCGTTGTTACTACATAACGGTATTCTTTGTTATCGGCACCGGAAGGATCGCCAACTCGAACAACAGTTATCGATGCAGGAGGAACAGCAGAAGATCCTAGATTCTTCTCAGAAATATCCCAATTATCCTCAGCCAGCCTGCTTAAATCGTGAACAGGGTAGCTAGGATGCGTGATAGTCATCACATCAGCAGACTGAGTGTACTTGAGCCGGAATATATCTGCCTCACTGTATGGCGATGCAATTTCATAAACGGAAGCGGAGTTACCGGAACCGCCTCCAGTGCTATCGCCAGTCACATCAAACGTATTCGCGGTAACTCCACTAATCTTAAAATACTGGTTATCTAGCCCAGGAGCGCCAGTATTCGTTATAAAAACAATATCATCATCTGAATAACCATGGCCAACGACTCCAATTGTGGCAGGGAATGCACCAGAAACAGAGGATATAACCTTAGAAGAATTAAGCAGTGCGCCACCGTTTCTGACAAATCTGATCTTGCTATCAGAAAACATGAGGATATAAGTTTGCTCAGCACTAAACTCAAACTCAATTAGACGAGTTACAGCATTACCGGCAACACATTGAACCGTATATTCAAAGCCTGCCCTTGTCTGAATGCCTCCCTCCTTCAAAACATAGTAGTTTCTAGCCAAAGCAAGGCCGGTATAATAACGCTCATAATCAACGCGACTGTGAAGCGCAGGAGAAAGCTCGCCACTTGAAAAGGATGATTGAATGGGCCTAGCCATCTTTATCTCCTATAAAACAAACTATTATAAGACCACCACTGATTAACAGCACCTGTTCTTGCTTTTATTTCTCTTGGCATTTGTAAAACTTTGTTAGGACTGTTTTGATTCTGATCCATGCACACAGCCTCATCAAGAATCATCCGATATTCTCGCATAGCCTCACTTCTATAAGAAGCGCCTGAATCGCCTCCCAAAGGGAGAGCAAGCTCTTGAGCTAGCCGCCAAGCAAGCATATCCTCAAACAAAGGGTCAAACAGCCTGACATCAGTTATATCTGCACCATAGGCAAGAACCGCCTCAGGGTAATTGCAGCCAATAACCTTCAGGCCATCAACTGTTAATATTTCAAATTCTATCGGATTGTACTCAACTCGACCAAGCTGAGATCCGCCAGCTGTTACCGGGCCATTAGAGTTAGGCGGAACAATATAGACAGCCTTTAAACAATCTGAAGGGAAGTTATAACAGTAAGTCCACTCAGCAAGCTGGCTAGTGCTAAGACTCAAGGCTTGAGTTTTCTTAGCAAAAGTCCATGGATAAGAAGAAAGGACCGAGCGCCTTGCAATAGGGTAAAAAATATTGCACTTGCTAGATTCAACAGACTGCTCATCTAAAGCGCCAATTTCTGACGCTCTAACCCTTGCAAGTGCTAAATTGCAAATTTCAATCTCGGTCGACGCCATGGTTATACCGGATCTACTTTAAGAGAATCGATATAAGATTGAACATCCTTTTTAGTAATGGCACCATCAGATCCAGTACCTTCAACATCGGCAATTTCAATGCCCATGTCATCAGCAAGCTTAACGGCTGCCTCGCTGGCTTTGATCTTGTCATCGATATCATCTTCAGGATCGTCAACAACCTCAACGCCTGGGCGATAAGCCGGAACACCTTTGTTGTATTCAATGCCGAATGAACCATCTTCATTCTCAACATGCTCATAATCAAGAGGAATGAGCCATCTTGAAGGCTTATCAAGAGGCTTTGACAGGCCAACCACCTCGCCTTCTTCTCTGATTGATTCCTTGATAAAACCTTTTTCTACTACTTCGTGACGATAATTAGCCATTAGAATCTCCTTCGATAGCTACTTGGATAAAAAATAAGGGAGCCTAAGCCCCCTGGGTTTAAGTATTAGACTGAATGCCTGTAGTAATGCCGCAAGTTACCTTGCCTGCAGTAGTATCTGCAATTGCAATCTGATACTTTACTCGCAAATACTGCAACGAACCATAAGGAACATGCTCAGGAAGCAAGTGAGTGCCAGCAACTAAATCCGCAATAGCAAATGTACCTGAAGTCATTAAGGTTATAGGCGAAGTAAATGCTTCATCAACTGAAGTCTCCAAACTCACCACCAAAGTTGCAGCACCACCAGATGCAAAATCCTCAGTCACTTGGCATAAGAAAGGAACCGGAGTGCCTTTGCCAAGATCTTGTTGAATTCCTAACGGAGCATCTTGCGATGTTGTATAGCCTGGATTACCAAGCTGATTTAAGACATCAGAAAAAACTGGGCCTGCAGCTTGAGCTAAGTCCTGATTATCTGACATTAATGTTAACGTATCTAAGATCATGATATTTTCTCCCGATCTATTTAATTTTAAGACTGCGCGGATTAAACCACGCGAGCCTCAGTACTTAGCAATGCATCCGACTCACGAATCGGCATACCACGATAAGACATCACTTCCTTGCCTTCAACCTCAGTATAACGCAAACGGACATTACCTGAAGAAGAAGTTGAAGAAGTTGCTGCAGTCGGTGTGCATTGAGCATCAAGAGCCTCAAGAACATCAGCATTAGCATAGATGCAAGCTTTGCCGCCAGCAATTTGACGTTGCTTAAGCTTCCAATATCCTTTACGCAATAGCGCAAACATATCGATATTGCCTGCAATCATTTCTGATACATCAATATTTGCAACCCGAACAACATAGCGCCAATCGCGAACAGTAAGGCCACATTCCCAATTGAACTTCTCGCGATGAACATCAAACAATGAACCATCAGGAAGCTCTTTAGTGGTTTTGCCTTTATCTTCACGGGTAAGACCAGACTTCAAGTTTTTAGGATAAATGCCGTGAGAAGTACGCGGCCCCCAAACGATCATCCAAATTGAGGTGTTATCACTACCTGTACCACCAGCATCAATGATCTGACCGCCATTTTCGGCAGACTTATCAGAGAAACGAGGCGCAAAGCCCATGAAACGCTCAGGATTTACAGCAGTGTTACCATAAAAGATAGTTTCAGCTTGCTGGCGATTCATACCTTCAATGAAGGCATGAGCCTCATTCATGCGAACTTGCGCGCCATTGCCAGATATCTCAAGCAATTTAGAATCTACCTCAGACCATGCTTCAAGCATGCCGCAAGTATCTTCAACCTGAGTGTTTGCTGCTTTTTGCGGCATTACACCTTGGTAAAGCTTACGCCAAGTAGCAGTAGGAATACCGCTGCGGCTTGTCGTCAAATGCTTTGTACCGTTGTTGCATTGGACCCAAGGAATATCATCTAGGATCGGATTAGTATCTTTAAGGATCTCAATGATATCAGAAACGACATCACCATCATCCTTAAGCTCATTAGCTAAATCAGCCAATGTTATATAGTTGTTGTTCAAAGTCGCCATGACTTATCTCCTTTTATTTACGGACAGAATGATTATTTTGCAGCAACCTCATTAGGATAGAGCCTTTCCTCAGGAGAAAGATCTTGCCTAGAAGGTTTGCCACTACCAGGATTATCCTCACCAACAGGGAATTGCTTCGACATATGGTGAAAATATTTAACAACAGCTGGATGACTACCTACACCAGTGCTTTGTAAAAGCCCTTTGAAATCATCAGCAATTGCATCAGGAACGGTTTTATCAATGAACTGGTTGATTTTCGCAACATTCTCATCAAATCCTTCGCCCCCAATATCCTGGTCGTTTTTGAGCTCTTTAGCCCAATTGTTAAGCTGTTCGTTGAATCCCTCCACCTCAGCAATCTCAGCCTCAGCAATAATGCTAGTTATAGCATCAGCGCCCTCCTGAGTTATCCCTGCACCTTTATAAGCCTCACTAAGTTTATCAGTGTAGCCATCAGCAAGAGTAGCGCCTTCAGGTAAGTTGAACTCATAAGAATCAGGAACAACAGGAGCATCATCAGAGCCTTCAGACCCATCTTCTCCAGTAGTTACTTCATCACCAACAGCACCGGCATCATCAGAAGCAGGCGAATCATTACCAAGTAATACTCCACCCTCTGCGTTGCCATCTGCTTGACTATCTGCATCACCGGTATTGATGTCATTCTGTCCGGTAGTATCTGCTTCTTCAGTCATCAGAATCTCCAAAATTGTTTGGTATTAATAGGCCCAAGGCGAAATCACGATCCACCCTGACAACCCCGTTAAAGATCTCGCGAGCGAAATCCTGCTTACCTGAGTTATGATATGTCATGCTATTGCCTGTCATAACAGTCTCAAATAATCTCCCTCGCTCCATCATGTCAGACATATATCGCTGAAATTCAGGAAGCTTAGTTAGTTTCCTCAGATCTTTATCGATCTGATTCTGTTTAATTTTTAATTTTCTAGCGGCTTCTTCTTGATCGAGCCTTTGCTTTTCACGCTTATCCATTGCGCTATTTTAACCCCCAACCATCTCTGACAGCAAGTTATCGCCACCAGTGTCGGTTTTGCTTAAAGTTTCAGCAGTAGCTGCCATCTCTGCAGCCTCAGCTTGAGCCATCTGCATCGCCTCTTGCTCAGCTCTTGCTTCACGTATTGCAAGAACATCATCATCAGATCGAATTGTTGAAGGTGGAGCGCCTTTAGCTTTGGCATGCTCATCAATCATCTGATCAGAATCAATCTTATCGAAAGCAGTAGGATCAATTTGAGCCAACTGCATAGCAAATGCTGCAGTGCTTTCCATAGATGCCGTTGAAATAGCGCGTTGAGCTTGAGCAAGAATTGATACATATTCAACCTTTAGATCAACATTATCCAGCTCTTGCGGAGGCGGAGGCAATATACCGGCCCTTTGTGCCATAGCAAAAACACGATCAATAGTAGGATCAAGCATCTCATTATTGACAGACTCAAGGACAGGCCCAAGCATAAGAAGCTTTTCTTCTTTACGCTCAGCAATCTCAGTGGCTGATCGAACACTGTCAAGCTCAGTTATCATCATGAACAAATCAGCATAGAAATGACGCTGAATTCTTTGCTCCTTTTTACCCATTGTAAGCTCAAGGCCGTTGATATCAGGATTAACTTGATATACAGGAGCAATGCCAGGCTTGCCTCCTGCAGACATACCTGGAGCATAAGTAATGCCGCCAGCAATTAGATCAGTGCCCTCTCTTGCGATGCCGGAATCAGCAACAAGAGGAGGATTGTGTTGCTTCTCAATAGCAATAGCCTCATCAAGCTCATTAACCTGCAGCGCCTTATTCGTTCCAAGAGAATCAATGCCAGGATAGATCGTTGAATAGGCATCATCACCAAACGCATTCCATCGAGGAGACACAAATGCCTTCTCGTTAAAACCCGAATCTTTAATTAAATGCTTATTATTATCGCTCTTTTCATAATAAAACGAGCGCCAAGGAAGATCTTTAGATAATGGCGATCCATACAAAATATTATCGTTTGGCTCAATAACATGAACAATGTCAATATTGTATTCATAATGGCCGTTGCTGTAGTACTGTCTAACTTTGCTACTCATAGCATCAAGGCCAAAAATAGTCACTGCAGCCCTAACTGATATCGAGTATTCGCGATACATTGTATCGACTTCACTCTTGCCATTAAGAGCAAGGAAGTATTGACCGACTGGGAATGTATCAAACCTAGCAATTGTTTTGTAATCCTCATAAATCCCGTAACAAGAATTGCCAAAAATGCCTAGATTAAGATATGAGGTATGCATCGCCTTATAGAAATTACTTCTCGCAAATATCATATAAAGTATTTTCTCTACCTGAGAGAGCCAAGTTTTTGCAGGACCATAATCCATCATATCAGGATCAGGAGTCACCAGGTTAAACCATGGGCGAGCTGGAGAAGTAATTCCGGCCATCATACCTGAGGCTAGAGTTTGAGCTGCAAATTTAGCTGTTTCATTGTAAAGTGAATCGTTCCTAGCAGATCTATTGCTCGATCCACAGTCAGTTGAATTCTGAGACTCACTCTGAAGAAATCTACTTTGAACACCTAGAACAAAGTCTGATATATCTCTCCAGTCACTCATAAAGCCAGATCTTTGCTGTCTTAGAGACTCAAGCCTTTTTGCGGCCATCTTTACTTGCTGATTATCCATTAGCTACCCAATAGAGTTTTGCCGAAACTGCCGGAGCTTGAGCCCAGGGATCCGGTTAAAATGGTAGACTGCCTGCCCTTGCTTTTTCTTTTTTTCATCCTGTTCATCATGCTATCACTCATATTAGTGGGAGCCTCAGAGTAAACAGGAGCATCAGGAATGTTGATATCAGGCATATCAGGAGTGAATTTTTCAGAAAGTTTATCAACAGCCTCTTCAGTGATAGTTGTGCCTGGGCTGATTGAGTTTTTTGCCATATCAAGCTGAAGCCGGTCATGTCGTTCCATCTCATTCATAGCCTTTCTTGATTGATCAGCTAAAACCTTGCCTTGAGTTTTCTTGGTGAACTTGGTCGCTTTTTTCTTCAATCGTCTAGTTTGCTTTCTTGAGTATTTTTTCCAACCCATGCTATCTACCAAGCCTCTTATTAGAGCTGTAATTTTGTACGCTTCTCTTTTGATTCAGTCTATCGCTTATCGGATTGTATGAATTCTGAGCAACGCGCTGTGAAGATTGTAACCCTTTAGCCAGCTTATTTGCAACAGGGAAGGCGGTTGATATCGCAACCATATCTAGCTTGTTGGGAGATCTGCCTATCAGCTCCTTAGTTTCAGACTTTGGAGGAAGCTTGATTTTTCCATCCAGTGTAGTCATTACCTCTGCAGATATCATCTCATCATAGAGCTCTTGATCCTTTGGAAAAGCAAGCCCTTCAGCAAGAAGATCGGCCACATTCATATACATTTCGGCCCTCTTGTTGACGCAATCAAGCCTGGAGGATTTACCATTAAACCATACTAACTGCCAATTACGCCCCATTGTGCGCCCAGCCGATACAATACCAGTACCATAACCACCATCAATAAATACAGCATCAGCATCATGTTGATCCTCATATCTCGCGATAAGGTTGGCAATCTCAATGTCATTACTATTTTTCGGCAAAACCTTAAGTATCTCAACCTTGAGCCCTTGCCGCATGCCAATAACTGTATCATCATCACCCTCCCACGCTGGATCAACAGCGATTATTTTAGGCGCGAAATTATACTGATCGTCTCGCAAGTGTCTACCCCAGGCAGCATCAACAAGATCGGTCGAGTATAATTGCCTTGCAGATTGAGAAGGGAATTGACCTTTGACGCGAATCTTGACGACATCACTATCTTCGCCATATTGATCAACAAGTCGCTCGAATAAAGATTTATTTGTTCCCGGCACATCGCGTGAGTCAATGTTTCTAGTAATCCAATACTTACTAAATTTTCTGAAGCACTCCCTAAACCGGCCAGTGTTTCTAGTTGGATTCCCAAAAGCCAGCCAGATTATCTCAGTATTTGCGTCAGTTAATGCGCCCTCAGTTACCTCCCAAATACGATCATCAATAGCCGAGGCTTCATCAAAAACAATAACGATCCGTTTTCCTTCATTGTGAAGTCCAGCAAAAGCCTCTGAGTTATCCTTAGACCACGGAACAAAATCACATCGCCATGATTTTTGACAATCAGGCTCATTAGATGAAAATGCTGTAGCTGTGTGCGTAAACCAATCACTGGTCAATGATAGATTGGCCCACTTAGTGACCTCAGGCACTGTTTTTGATTTAAGCTGGCCATCAGTGTTGGCAGTGCAAACAATTCGAGTATTCGCGCAGGTATCAAGAGCCCACTTGATCACCATGCCTATCAAGCATGATTTTCCTATACCATGGCCGCTAGCCACTGCAATCTGACAAGGCTGGAATTGTGTCTCTGGATTTTCTAAATGATCCCTTATTTCACCAAGAATATCGGCTTGCCAATCTCTTGGGCCGGAATGCCTTTCGAGATCAGTGCCTTTCTCACCCCACGGAAAATTATATTTTGAGTAACTTAGCGGATCACGAGTGAAGCTGGCTATATCTTCAATGAATTCAATATCAGGGTCCTGCACGTTTACGCGCCTTTGTAAGAATCGCAGCCTTATCCACTACCTCAACGGTAGTCTTTTCATTGAATGCCTGGACGCTTACATGATTGCCAGCCAGCTGAATTGCCTTGAGTTTGTCGACAGATTTTAATTTAACTCTTTCAACCTCGATTAAATCATCACCCATTGCTTTATTTATTGTGTCGAAGGTAATCTCTGTTATGCAATACCAATCATCCTCAGTTGCTTTACTGAAATCATAAACTGGATTCCCATTCACAACGCGAATAAATTTGTTGATATTGAACTCAGCCAGCAAAGCCAATTTATTCAAAACCCACTGTGCATCAATCCCTGTTTTTTCGGACCTTTTCTTCATTGCTTTCTGCACAGCATTATAAACGTGCATCTTGTGATCAGGGCACTTACTGTGACTAACCCATGACCATGCTTTCACTTTTGCAGTGCTTTCGGCATACCCTGCAGCGATTGCAGATTCATACGGTGATAAATTAATTAAATAATTATCAACAAAAACTTGCTCTTGATCGTTTAATTCAGACATGGGCAAATTATCGGCCAGCCCTTCAAAATTGTCAAATTATGCAAGTAGTGACAAAATCAGCGTGTCACCAGATAGGTGGTGACGCTTTTTCTCTTTAAAATCATACAGTTAGGCCAAAGTCACCAGTGTCACCGCTA